CCCGAAGCAGTTGCAACAGCTAAGGCAGCAGTAGATGTAGCGGATGGCAAGGTTCCGCTTAGTACAGCTTGTAAAGTGTACAACGTAAGAGAGCAGAACGTGATTCAGTACATCATTGACCGGACTGAATACGAAACTATACTGGAGGTAACCAATGACAGAAGAAAATAGAGGCATAGGAATATCAATACAGCAGGTAGTGTCTTGGCACTTAGCTCGCAATTTGATCCACGGATCTAGCGACAAAGACCAAGTGCTTAAATTAATACAAGAGCTAGGTGAGTTGTCTGATAGTGTCTGCAAAAATACGACACCCATTGATGACATCGGAGACATCATGGTTATCCTGATTAATATTTGTGTCAGGAATAACCTGAGCTTGAAGGACTGCATAGACCATGCGTATGAAGACATCAAAGATCGCAAAGGCATGATGGTAGATGGCATCTTTGTAAAGGAAGCAGACTACAAGGACGATGATGCAGCAGGTAATAAATAATACTTGCTACTTAATATTTAAACTGATACAATCTTCAAACATTTTTAAACCAACAGAAGGAAAGCAACATGGCAATAGTAAATGGCACAGCTTATTGGGCAAGTGTTACAACACCGAACACCAACTACGAGCCTGTGTATACAGTTAATCTTGTAGTTGATGATCAAACAGCAGATGATTTCGAGAAGCGCGGATATACTATAAAGAATATGGACGAAGGCAGAGCTGTTATTATTAAGCGCAAAGTCAACGGGCCGAACGGTATGGTTCGTGAGTGCCCTCGTTTAGTTGACAAGTACAAGAATCCTCTGGATGCCCGTGTAGGTAATGGCTCAGTTGTTCGAGTACAATATAAAGAATGGGAGAGCGTTTGGAAAGGCACAACTTTTAAGGGTTTAGACTTTCAAGCTATGCAAGTACTTGATCTAGTAGAAGTAGGCTCACCCGATGGCTCTGAGTTTGATGCCTTTGAAGATGACGAAATGGAGAATGAATTATGAGTGTTATTACATTTGATGAAGTAAATTATGAAACCGAATTGTTTTCAGTAGAAGGCCAAGCAATTGTAAAAGCTTTGCTGGATGCTGATGCAAGACTTCGAGAAGCTACAATGACTGCAAGCCTGATGCAAGCAGCAAGCATGACGCTCATTGAAGATCTTAAAGCTAACCACCTAACCGAAGAAAGCATTGCTCCGGAAGATGGAACCGATATAACCACTGAGGAATAACCCTGATGGCATTTGTTAAACATAAATTACCATGTAACAAATGCGGCGGAAGTGACCCAGTTTCTTTAGATGATAAAGGAGCTGGGTTTTGCTTTAGCTGCAACACATATTTTAAAAACTATAGCACATCGGAAGTGCCCCAAAATAACGATACTATAACGGACTTCAAAACGTATCAGAGGAATAGCAGCATGGAGACACAAGGTTTTGAATCCTTTAATCCATTAACAGATCGAAAGATTAGTTTAGAAACAGCAAAGAAGTATGGCGTTAAATCAACGCTGGTTAACGGTAAGATTGATAAGCACTACTATCCCTACTACAATGGCCACGAGTTTGCTGGCACTAAGATACGCAAAGCTAATAAAGACTTTGCATGGACAGGAAGCCCTAAAGAAGTAGGATTGTTTGGCGAGAACCTGTTCAAGGCTGGAGGCAAGTTCGTGACGCTGACAGAAGGTGAGTGTGATGCGATGGCTGCATACGAACTCATGGGCAGCAAGTGGCCAGCCGTATCTATAAAGTCAGGAGCACAGGGTGGCATTAAAGATGTTAAAGAAAACTTAGAATACCTTGAGTCCTTTGATTCTGTTGTCATCAACTTTGACAATGACAAGCCCGGCAAAGATGCAGCTCAAGCAATTGCAAAATTATTAACACCCGGCAAAGCTAAGATAATGACATTGCCTGTGGACTACAAAGATGCCAACGATATGTTGCGCCAAGGTAGACACGCCGCATATGTCAGTGCTTTCTGGGACGCTAAAATTTACACACCCTCTGGCGTATTAAATCTCTCTGACCAGCTTGGTGCCTACCAGAAGCTACGCACAGAAAAGAAAACAGCTATCCCTTACCCTTGGCAGGGCTTAAACAAAAAGCTAGAAGGCATGAGAGCTGGTGAGTTAGTTACTCTTACTGGCGGCACAGGTCTAGGCAAGTCATCTGTTACTCGTGAGATAGAACACTGGTTGATCGAGAACACAGAAGATAATGTAGGTGTTGTAGCTCTTGAAGAGAACTGGTCACGGACTGCTGAAGGTATCATGGCAGTGGAAGCTAACGCTAAGCTTCACCTCGACAGTGTTAAGGCTACATTCACAGACGACCAGCTAGACCAATGCTTCAAGAAAGTATTCATGGGTAAGAACGAGGGGCGTGTATGGATTCATGCTCACCACGGTGTCAACAATCTCGATGACATCTTTAGCAAGCTACGTTACATGATCATCGGCTTAGATTGTAAATGGATTGTAGTCGACCACCTTCACATGCTTGTGCTGTCTACTCTTGAGAACGATGAGCGTAAAGCTATTGACGGTATCATGCACCGCCTTAGAACTATGGTAGAAGAGACAGGGTGCGGCATGATTCTAGTGTCCCACCTCCGTAGAGTTGAAGGCAACCGTGGACACGAGAACGGTATCGAGACAGGCCTATCACACCTTAGAGGATCGCAGTCTATTGCTCAGCTATCTGACTGTGTCATAGCATTGGAACGCAACCAACAATCGGAGGATGATATTGAAGCATCTACCACCAAGGTCAGAGTATTAAAGTCTAGATACACTGGAGATGTTGGAGTAGCATGTAGTCTGTTGTATGATGGCACTACAGGGCGTTTAAAAGAAATAAGTGACTATCATGATGACCAGTTTGATGGAGATATAATATGAGCAACTTAAACTTAGTATTCGATATAGAAGCAGATGGCTTAGACCCCACCAAGATCCACTGCATTGTCGCTCAAGATGTAGACACTATGGATGTGTTTACGTTTGACAACACTCAACTTCAAGAGGGCTACGACATGCTCTCTTCTGCAAACAAACTAATTGGACACAACTTAATTGGCTATGACATCCCCGCCATCAAAAAGATTTCAGGTGTTGATCTGTTTGATAAAAAGATTGTAGATACATTAGTACTATCTCGTTTGTTCAAGCCAACCCGCGAAGGCAACCACGGTCTTGAGGGCTGGGGCTACAGGTTGGGATTCAAGAAAGGCGACTTCGGACAACAAGAAGATGCGTGGGATGTCTACAGTCCTGAGATGTTGGAGTACTGTAAGAACGATGTGCTGCTAAATACTAAAGTCTATGAAGCTTTGAAGCGTGAGAGTCGTGGGTTCACACCTCAGTCAGTGCAGATAGAACACGCAGTAGCTAAGATCATTGATGAGCAACGTAAAACTGGGTTCCTTCTGGACGTTGAAAAGGTCATGGGGTTGATGGCTATGTTTGAAACTAAGCTACATGACATTACAGAAAAGGTTCACGAAGAGTTCCGTCCGTCTTTGACAACGCAGATACTCTCACCTAAGTTCACAGCTACTGGCGCAATAGCTAAGACAGCTATAGACCAACACGGCAAGGGTACAAGACTAACCAGTGAAGAGCATGAGCGTTTTACTTTGGACATGGACACTAAACCTATTGCACGACACACTTATACAGAGTTTAACTTAGGTTCTAGAAAACAAATCGGCGAATACCTGATTCGTTTTGGTTGGAAACCTCAGAAGCATACACCTACAGGTCAGCCGATTGTAGATGAGTCTACGCTAAACAAAGTTAAGAACATTCCACAGGCCGCAATGATTGCCAAGTACCTGATGTTACAGAAGCGTTTAGCTCAGACTAAGAGCTGGATCAAGGAGCTTAACGAAGAGACAGGCAGAGTACATGGGTACGTTAATCCTAATGGTGCTGTGACTTCTCGCATGACTCACTCACATCCGAACATGGCACAGATCCCAAGCAGTAACTCTCCATACGGTACTGAGTGTAGGGCTTGTTGGACTGTACCCAAAGGCTACAAGCTTGTTGGAATTGATGCTTCAGGCTTAGAACTTAGAATGCTTGCACACTATTTAAACGACGAGGTATACACAAATGAAATCCTTAACGGAGACATACACGCCAGAAATCAAAGCCTTGCAGGGCTTGAATCTAGAAATACGGCAAAGACTTTCATCTATGCACTCTTGTACGGCGCTGGAGATGCAAAGCTTGGGTCTGTGGCTGGAAGAGGCAGAGCTGCTGGTAAAGGACTTAGACAACGTTTCTTTGATAATCTCCCATCATTCAAGGCTCTTACGGAACGAGTACATAGAGAAGCTAAAAGCGGATTCGTTACAGCGTTAGATGGCCGCAAGCTAACCGTGCGGTCTGAGCATTCAGCTTTAAATACTTTGTTGCAGGGAGCAGGAGCTATCGTAATGAAGAAGGCTTTAATAATACTGGAAGGCTTTATCAAGGAGCGTAAGTTAGACGCACGGTTTGTTGCTAATGTACACGATGAGTGGCAAATAGAATGTCTTGCTGCTCATGCAGATGCAGTAGGTAAGGCAGGCGTTGAAGCTATTATTGCAGCTGGCTTAGAACTTAATCTTAATTGTCCACTAGACGGAGACTATAATGTTGGAAACAACTGGAGTGAAACACACTAAATTACAGGAAACTAACATGAACATTAATCCTAAAACTAATAAGCCTTACTACTACAAAGACACCCCCGCAGCAGTTAAAGCTAGAGACGCTCGAAGGATGTATGTAAACGGAAAAGAAATTCCAAAGAAGCACCCGCTACATTCTCCGGGAAGGTTTAAAACTTTTGAAGGCGCAGCTTTCTCAGCATTGAATCAGTATTCAAATATTGTTGAAGGCTATGTGTATGTAATTTCTAACGCAGCTTGGGAAGGTTGGTTCAAAGTTGGAATGGCTATTGATGCGTATGATAGATGCGCACAGTATCAAACCTCTTCACCTTTTAGAGACTATGTTGTAGAATACTCTAAGTACTTTAAAGATAGAAAGAAAGCAGAACAGACAGCACATAGTCTATTGAAAGATTCAGAACATCGGGGCGAGTGGTTCAGAGCAGAACTAAGCGTCATAAAGAATACAATTAAAACAATAGAAGGCGTATAGCGATGAGATTACATCTACTAGTACCTGAGATTTACGACGAGCTTGAGAAGCTATCAGACGATAATAAACCTTTACCGCTCACCGAAGAGAACATTGACCGGACTATATCAGGAATGAAAGAAGCCTTGATGTCTTGGGCAACACCACGGAAACGGGACTCTGATTTCACTGTTCGGATGTCTAACGTAGGTAAGCCTCCGCGTCAGTTGTGGTACGAGAAGCGTGACCCTAAAGGCCGTGGCGGTGTTGATGGCCCGACACAGATTAAGTTCTTGTACGGCCACTTGCTTGAAGAGATTGTATTGATGCTAGTACGGATGGTGGACTACGAAGTAACAGACGAGCAGAAAGAAGTTACAGTTAACGGCATCGTGGGTCACATGGACTGCAAGATAAATGGTGAGGTGGTTGATGTTAAGACCGCGTCTCGTTTTGCATTCAACAAGTTTAAAGAAGGACGCTTAGCACAAGACGATCCCTTTGGTTACATGAGTCAGCTTGCTGGCTATG